ATGGCGGTAGGAGCCAGCGTGTTTGATACTTGCCGATGGGTAGGTAGATTCACTGAGGTTGCTAGGACGGATACAATCCTGTGCTACAGGAAGGACATCAAGATGTTCCTATGCAAAACGATGAGGTCTAAAGATAAAGACATCCGACAAGCATTACTGAACCTAGTAGGACAACAAGGGACTAAAGATAATCAAGGTCCAACCTACGGATTAAAATCTCACACTTGGTCAGCACTAGCCGTTGCGGTGTATGCAGAAAACAAATTGACTACGCTAAAGCATTAGTTAATGTTGTCTCACCCCTCGTTCAGCGTGGGTGTTTCATGTGTGTTCATAGGTGAAGAGGGGGGCGCAAGCTCCCCTCTTCTATTTTAGTCTGTAGAAAATAATTTGACGGACTGAATTATCGCTTACAACCGAGAATATCTTTTTATCAATTTTTAACTTCTTCATTCTATGTGTCGCTCCACCTATCGACAGCTTGAGGTTCTCAGCTATTTCATATACATCAATCCACCCCTTATCCCTTAATTCTTCCTTTTCGTATGTTTTGTTTTGATTGAAAAACTCCTGCCAAGCATTCTTTATATTGGCAACATCCACGGGTTGTTTCGTTTTCTTTCGCATAGGTTTACTGTTATTTGTGTGTCTGAATAATATCCGTAGCCAAACCCTTGGCTCCAAGAAAGTGTCTGTCTTTTCGTCTTAGCGTAGTCCGCATCAAATCGCATAAGCATTCCAACGGAATATCCGGCAGCTCCGTTAAGCGTTCTAGCCTGCTCTATACCGACTCGGTGGATGTGTCCCATTACACAGGAGCCAAATGTTTCAGCATGATCTCGGATAGCCGCAACATTAAACATGAAGCCGTGGATGAATCTTGTTCCTCCAATGATAGGATGGGATTGCATATCGTATGAATACAGCCTCGCCTTGAGGTTCTTTGCCGTCTTCTCGATCTCTTGTATGACAAGTGTGGATGCATGGGCAGCTAGAGCATTCGGCGAGCTAGCGAGGCGAAACAAGCGATCTTCGTGGTTTCCGTAAAGGATGTGGTTAGGTCTAAACTCCTGAAGGAAGTCAACACCAGCCGCCAAATCTTCAGCTACAGATGCAGCCCTGTCCGAAGCATTAGGATCATTCATCGCGCCAGAGCGAGCTGCTGCCATATCCACGAAGTCTCCAAGGTGAATCGTTGTATCAGGCTTGAACCTGTCCTTAAAAGCAAGGACAGCATCCCTAGCCTCTGGGTCAATGTGATCTCCGTGGGAACAGCTAACCGCCATCCACTTCTTCCATTTCTTTGTGATGTTGAACGGCTGGAACCGCTCGCTAGTCTTAGCTTTCATTTGGTATCTTTGGGCATTCAAAGTCGTCTTGGCTGAAGACTGGTTTGCCAGTCTCGTCCAAGTGCGGGAAGTGACGCAGGCAGCTATAGGCTCGGTCTGAAATCTCAGTCACGGTCTTTGGCCTAGTAGTGTGATGGAGTAGATCGCGGAGGAATTTACGAGTCTTGTATAGCGAATACTGCTGTTCGTAGCGTAGGCTCATTGTATCTCCTTGTGTTGTTTTATTTCCGTTGGAGTGAATAACTTTAAGAATAATTCAGTAGAGCCAATCCATGAGAATCCTTCTCCCCATGAAATTGTTTCGCCTGAACTCGACATAACTACCTGCTGGTCTTTTCCGCGTCCAGATTGATCTCCACGGAATGTCCACCAGCTACTAGGCTTGGGTATCATCATGTAATAGTTCTTGTGGGAATTTGTGAAGCAAGTCAACCAAGGCATCTTCCCCGTCGATAATCGCATCCTCGCTCAACTGAGGGTAAACAGCATGTAGCACTTCGTGGATGGCGGTTGATAGGACGGAAGAAGGGTCTGGATCAACAAGTATCTTCTTTTCTTCTTCGACGCACAACCCAATGTCATCCTCTTCCACTCCGATATAATCGTCTTCAGTTGGCTTCTTGAAAAGAACCTTCCAAGTTTCCGATTTGACACGAACACTTATCCGTTTGGGTCGCACAACAATAGAATTTCAGATTGTTTTAAGAAGTCAAAAGATATTTTTATATGCCAGTGTAAGTTGCTTACTACCATTTAGTCACACAACTCCAGTATCGAGCAGAAAATTTATCTTTGGCCGAAGAACATTTATGACGAGCCTTGAAGCTCTCTCTACGCTTGCGGTCAGCAGCAGACTCGCCTTCGCGTTTGGGAGAACCTGATACACCTTGTTGCCCGAACCTGACAGTCTTTGTCTTTCCATTTTGACTTGCCAAAACTACATGGGATTTCTTGGCTCCCGGCGTTCTCTTGGGTTTATTAACACCAGAAACACCGAGCCTTTTCATTGCAGATTTAATTGCCTCGCTCATGTTATTTGCCCTTGTAGAATTCCGCTTGTTGATTGTGAAGTGACTCGGCATACTTATCCGCTGACGCTCTATCCTTAAAAATGCCAAGATGCTTTTTGTTTTTCATTGCATAGGAAATTGCATCCTTGGGATTCATTACAGTTCCATCATCAGCGATTGTAGGAACCAATACAACTCCTCTGTCTGTATCAAAGCTCATTGATTTGACGGTGCTGATACTGCCATCTGGATTCTTAACAATCGGTCTATTAAATAAGTCTATGTTACCAAACTCTACTATGCCATCAATCTCTTCCTTACTCATTGCTCAATGCCTCCCTGATAATTTGTTTTACATGGTTGATCTGTCTCGCCTTCAAGCATTGTCTCAAAATGCTTTTTAGTTTTGCGTTCTCTTTTTTTAGTTTTTCAATTTCTTCTTCAGACATAAATCATTTTAGCAATTACATATAAAGAAAGTAACGAAACGATCATTACAATAGCGGCTAGTATCCATAGATTTACTTTATGCATTATCGTTTATTTTTGTAGTAATCCGTAAGCGTTCCTTTACGACGAGCTTCGTTCTCATCCCACCAATCAGAAACACCTTCTTTTACTTTCTCCCAAATACTTTTTTCCTTGTAGCGTTCTAATAACGCTTGTTTTTTTTTCTTATATTCATCCGATTCCATAATTCAAGAGATAAATTTTTTACTGAACTCAAGAGCGTTGTCCCACCTATTCTTTAGGCCGTTCCAGAACTTAGCCCTAGCGCCAACTGGAGGAGCAACACGAATCTCGTATGTTTCCCTAGCGATACGAAGATGGTTGAGAAGGTCTGGAATGTTCTTCATTGCTTTAGCAAGAGTAGCTTTGGTAATAGGTCCGAACTTTCCGTCATCGGCGATCTGTAGCGCAATCTGTAAGATTCTTAACGCACCTTTAGGGCCGCGATTAAAAGCAGTATCCCGAAGGAATGATTCAATAGCAGGCTCCTCTGTCCAAGCCTTAACGACATCAGTGTATTCCACTAGATACTTCTTGATATAATTCTCAGCGTGAGCGTGTCTATTGTTATCCAATAATGACTTGATATGGTTAGCCGCTTTAGGATGATACCTATCGTTGATCCCAGCTATCTCAAATGTTCCACCGCCATCAGCTTTGGGTAGTAGATATACTTTAAGTCTGCCTAGTTTGTCACGCCTAGCCTCTGACTTCAGAATAAAGTCAGCCATCTCTAGCCGTTCTGCTGTCGTAGAAATTCTCATTAGAAGTCAGCCTGCCCTTTAATTTCCCCTTTGATCGGAAGGATGGATATACTCACCCAAAGGCTATCAATTAAACGAATCAAGAATGGGCGATCATCCACGATGGGAGTAACCCTAATTGGATTCTCATACCAAACATGGCTAGGATACGGCATAGCTGACATGCTTGTTGCGGCAAAGATTAGGAAGATGCCTAGAAACTTTTTAACTGGCTTGGCCTTTCTTACTTCAGCATTAGGGTTAAACAATCCCCCCGGCCTTGTTCGTCTGATATTCTTTCTAGCCTTAACCCTCCCGTAAACAGCAAGCCCAGCACCAACAGCTTCCATCGCTATCGTTACAATATCCGTCAACTCTTCATTAATAATATCAACCCTGAACCACTTCAGGGCTTGAGCTAATAGCATAACAACGATTCCGATAATCGTCCGGCTCTGCCACCATGCCTTCTCCTCGTTCATTTATCGGTCAGCTTGGCAAGAGCAAGCTCGATAGCAAGGTTGACCGTGCGATTGGAGGCATTGATACCCTCCTTAACAGCGGCATCTTTAATCTTATCTACAGCAATCTTACGCTTCTCATCGCCGCTCTTATCTGAGGTTAGCAATGAAGACACGACTTCCATAGCGATAGGCAGAAGTTCTTTCAATAAAGAAGTAGCAGACTCCCGAAGGATCGGGATGATGAATTCAATAACAGACTTGGACGCTCCAGTAATAGCGGAGATGGCTTTAATAAGTAGTGCTTTCATTTGTCTTTTTTATCGTTGTTTCGTTTCTCTATCATTACAATAATTGATACGATAGCTGCAATCGTCCCGAATGCAAGTGAGCTAATACGCAACCACTGCTCTACATGCGGCAAGATAGAGATAACTACAGCTAGTAAACTTGTGATGGAACCCATAATTCCAGTGTGATGAGGGTAAGATTGCGGATCAAGATTCATTTCGCATTATTTTATTTGTATGTAATTCTAATATTTATTTCAATTAAGTAACAGGTAATGAGGAAAAATACTCTTCCTCTGTTATTTCTGTTGCTCCAGAAACATCGAAATGTGAAGCAATAATTGGAATTGCGGCTATGAGGCAACGATCTTCGGCATCACGGGGAGCTTCGTTGGATGGAACGAACCAAGTTGATGCTATGGAATTCGGGAATCCGCTGGAGGAGTCCATTGCAGCACGAATGGTTTCATATGATTCTTGAGATGATCGGAAGAAGCGCCTCATATAGCAATTCCCCATTTGGCGCTCAAGTAGCTCTCGACTTGTTGGCGCTCGACGGTGGTGAGGAGGCGGTCGTAAAAAATAAGCTCAGCCAATTCGATGTTGCAAGTTACACCGATTGAGATTGTTGCAACATCCGTATCGCTTGTTGTTCCAGCCGTTCCTTGAGGATTCTGATAAATCAGAACGCCATTTTTATACATAAAAACTGTTGACTCAGAATAATCTACAGCGTCTGCGATCAACTCAAAATCTAGCGAAACACTCCCACTAGGCGACCTCGAATCAGATGTTGGATCGGAATCTAGTCTTCGTGTCACGATTGAGCGTTGCGCCATGCCAATTCGGCGAGATTCAAAGCGCCTAAGGCCACCTACGCGAAAAATAGCCTTCCCAGCCGTGGAAAGTATTTCTTTGTGTTTTAATACAGCAAGAAAAGTTGCCCCTGTTTTTGAACGCAAGAGTCCGGGCGCACTCACTAATGAAAGAGAATCATCCGTGCCGTCAAAAGAGATGGTGTTCTTTCCGTTAAGCGATGCGGTAGACAGGATCGGTCGGCTGTTGACGGTGCTTTGAGTGAAATTTCTAGAGTTAGTTGAAAGGTCTTCCCATCGTCCAATCGCCGCCCCATTGGTTGTGACAATTGAACCTCCACTTGTGGAGTCATAAATGCCGTTTGTGGCATCAAGCCAAATAGCCAGAGATGTAATAGAATTTGGATCGAATCCGCCGCTCCTATCAGCTACAACAGAATCGTCTGAAAACTTCTTCCAAAACCCGTTCCAAAAATAAACTGGTATCTCAAGAGTTGAATCAAACGCAAAATTGCCTGTAGATGGGAGAGATGTTGTTGCGTATGATTGTATCTGGAAACTTGGTCCTGTGGCTCCAGTTGACCCTGAAACTCCAGCCGCTCCGGTTGCTCCCGTTGCTCCTGCTATACCATTCTCTCCAGAAATACCCGTAGCTCCTGTAGCGCCATTCACCCCATTAACTCCCGTTGCCCCCGTAGCTCCGTTCACTCCGTTTGGACCAGTTGAACCAGTTGCCCCAGTCGCTCCACCCGGACTTCCAGCGGGTCCAGTCGCTCCAGTCGCACCATCACTCAAGTCTCCAGCATATAGCCAATCAGAAAGATTTCCGTTATTTGCTATTCGCGTATAGAGTCCAGATGGATGCCTATTGATTAATGGGATTCCAGTTGACTCAAGAACGATATAAACAGAACGAAGCGGAGGATTGTTAAGCGTTATAGGAAGATCGTTGTAGGTTTGAACTTCGCCAGAGATTCTTCCGCTTCCACTAACAGCAGTCTCGTATGTATTCTGGACTACCTTGTATAAAAGATTCCACCTTCCATCTCCGCGAGTTGGCGGATTAGGACCAGTGTTAATTGCAATCTTGGCGATTAGATTGTTTTCGGAATCTCCGAATTGTGGAAGAAGTGGCATTGGTTTATAGTATTAACATACACTATTTTAATTATTTAGCTTCAAGTTCAGCAACTTTAGCAGAGAGTTCTTGAACTGCTTTGATAAGAGGAGCAATCAATTCTTCGTATCCAATTGAAAGAACATCGTCGCCTCCTTTGACAGAGTGATCTTGGAAACCGCCAAAATCAATGCCTTTAGCGTCAAGAACTGCTTTCACTTCTTGAGCAATCAAACCATGATGGAAACGACTGCGCTTCTTGCTACCATCGTGAGTGATGTTGGAAAGTTTAACATCTTCAAGCCACTTATCTCTTTCAACAACATAAGCGTTGTATGCGGCAAGTTCTTGAGCGTATTTTGCTTTTTCTTCTTCAGTAGCACCATCTTCAAGATCAATGGGCTTATTAATAGTAGCTGGTGCTTCCGGGCGATAATCCTCGCGCATATCCCACTTGAAATCGACGGGACGAAGTGCGTTTACGAAATCAAGACCAAGTTCAGTATCACGGACATCAGCTTTGTCTCGGATGTCGGAACGATTTTGAACTGCTCCGTAGGCATAAGTTGTAGTAGCAGAATTGCCAAGTTGAACTTGATTTGATCCTGTTACAGCAGACGAATGACCAATTCCTGTTGAATTATTAATATCATCATTTTCATGCAACGCATATCTTCCAAGTGCTGTATTGTATGAACCAGTAACCAGATCACGCAATGCCGAGGCTCCACACGCAGTATTTTCAATACCACCAATACTTTCTAATAAAGAATTATAACCAATTGCACAATTGTAGCCATTAGGCCCAGATGCAATATTGTTTTGTAATGCATATCTTCCAACTGCTGTATTATTTACTCCGTCAGTATTAGAATAAAGTGCAAGATAACCAAGTGCTGTGTTCCCATTTCCTTGTGTATTTAACGCCCCTGCTTGAACTCCAACTGCGGTATTTTGGGTTCCGCCTACATTATTTCGTAATGAATTAATTCCAATTGCCGTATTATTCACTGCATTATTAAAATATAACGCTCCAGCTCCAATAGCTGTATTATTAATACCAACAATATTTTGATTTAATGCACCATTACCAACGGCAGTATTGTTATTTGCTGTTTCGTTATTTGTTAAAGCTCCAGCCCCAACTGATGTATTGTTAATTCCAGTTGTGTTAGCAAAAAGCGCATTTACACCAACTGCGGCATTATTGTTTCCAGTAGTATTTGATTGAAGCGCATCTAAACCAACTGCTGTGTTGTTACCTCCAGTTGTGTTGTCTTTAAGTGAACCATAACCAACTGCCGTATTGCTGTTACCAGTTGTGTTTAAATTTAAAGAAGCCCACCCGATTCCTGTATTTTTACTTGAAGAAGTGCTATTTGCAATTGCGCCATATCCAATTCCTGTATTATTGCTTCCGCTAATGTTGGCATCAAGCGCAAATGAACCAATAGCGGTATTTTCAACACCTGTCGTATTTAATTCAAGCGCATGAAATCCAACTGCTGTGTTATTAGATGCAGTTGTATTATTTTGCAATGCATCACGGCCAAGTGCTGTGTTATTACCTCCAGTTGTGTTTACTGAAAGTGCATTTTGACCAAATACAGTATTGCCTACAATATTTCCAGACCCCTTTCCAGCGGTGAGTCCGTTGATAAGCGTATCTTTGTCGAGGTTGACTACATTAGTTGTTGCTTTAGTTAGTGGCATAATTTAAGTTTGTTTAATTTTTTGTTAAAGTTATTCTATGCTGTAGATAATGAAACAACTACAAGGGAGCTTCCACTTGGAACTGTTGATATTGTAATCGTTCTTGGAGATACATTGTTTATTGTATAATTTGCTGGAGCCTGCATAACCCCGTCAGCATGGACAATGTATAATGCTGACACCAAACTTCCACTCGTATTTCCAGTCAATGTCCAAGTATTCGTTGTCCCATCCCCGGAAAATGTCCAAACATTCCCTGCATTTGATGCCGGAATAACACCAGTAGCACCTGTAAGACCAGTTGCGCCAGTAAGCCCCGTAGCTCCAGTCGATCCGATATCACCCGTAGCTCCGACAACACCAGTTGCTCCTTCAGGGCCAGTCGAACCTGCGGCTCCGATGTCTCCC